GATGCTGGCGGTGATGCCGAACCTGCTGCCCTATCTCGGCGTCTACATCATCGACGAACTGCAACAGCCGGATGGCGACGCCAACGCGGGCTGCATCCGCTTTACGCACACGCTGCGCATCGGCTTCTCGGTGATGATCGCGCTCAATGACCAGGTGGAAGCGGAGCGCACCATTGACCGCGCCTACCGGCGCATCATGAACGTGTACCGCGACCAGTACGTGATGAACCTGCTCGACACGTTCAATCCGCATCTCGGCGCGGGCAACCCGGACAACACCAAGATCGAGAGCATCACGCGCGGCTTGCGCCGCCACGTGTTCGGCGCGGCCTCGGTCAATAACGAAACGCCGACAGCCGAATTGCAATACGATGTGTCGGCGTTCTGGCGCAGCGATTGGGGTCCGGTGATCGAGGACGACCTCGAGGAAATCGCGGTCAGGACCGGCATCAAGATCGGCGAGACGCAAGCGGAAATGGACCAGCGCCAGCAGGTCGGCGGCGACTACGTTTTGGAGACGGCTGCGAAAGCGAAGCCGAACAGGCAGAAGGAGAAACATCATGGCTAAAGAACTATCGCTTCGCGGCAAGGCGGCTCGCGAGCGGATGGAGAAGATCACGAACTCAAGGCCACTGACCGGCGTCCGCGTGGTCCCGGCCAGCGACGAACTGCGCAAGGTGCTGAAGCATCCTCGCGGCGCAAAGTTTCCAAGCGAAGGCAGCGCGGAATGGCCGAACGACACCTTCACCAAGCGGCGGCTTAAGGAGGGCGCGGTCAAGCTTGAGACGTCAGGCGCTAGAAGCAAGCCCGCGAGAAAATCCGAAACCGCCTAACCGAATCAAACATATCGCGATGAAAAACCCCGCCCCTCGGCGGGGTTTCGCGTGAAAGGACCAGCACCATGCCAATCAGTTTCGCCAACATCCCGGCCAACATCAAAGTCCCGCTGTATTGGGTCGAAGTCGATCCGTCGATGGCGGGCCTTCCAAGCATCAACCTCAACGCGCTTATGGTCGGCGTCATGACCGCCGACGGCGATGCCGCGCCCGACGTGCCAATCCCGATTGGCTCGCAGGCGCAGGCCGATCAGCATTTCGGCCTCGGCAGCGAACTGGCGCGGATGTTCTACGCCTACTACAAGAACAATCTCGCCAACGAGGTCTGGGGTCTGCCGGTGGCGGAGCCGGCCGCAGGAACGGCGGCGACAGGCACGATCAGCGTCGTGAGCGCGGCGAACGCGGCGGGCACGATCCACCTCTATGTCGGCGGGACCTATGTGCCGGTCAACGTGTCGCCGACGGACACGATTGACAACATCGCCACGGCCATCGCCGACGCGATCAATGCCGACGACACCTTGCCGGTGACGGCGGCGGTGGCGCTCGGGACCGTGAACCTGACGACGCTCTGGAAAAGCATCAACGGAAACGACATCGCGGTCACACTGAACTACTACGGCGCTCGCGGCGGACAGACCACGCCGGTCGGCCTCGAACTTCAGTTGCCCGTGAGCGGTTTTCTGACCGGCGGTGCGGGCGTCCCGGTGTTCGACGACGCCATCGCCAACATGGGCGAGGAGCCGTTCGAGTACGTCGCCATGCCGTACACCGATTCCGAATCGCTTTTCGTGTGGGACCAGGAGTATGGCTTCACCGACGGCGGGCGATGGGGCTGGCAGCGTCAACTGTTCGGCCACATCTTCTCGGCCAAGCGCGGGCTTTACGCCGATCTCCTCACCTTCGGTCAGACGCTCAACAGCGGCGTCGAGTCGATCATGGCGGTTGAAATGGATTCGCCGTCGCCGACGTATGAGTGGGCTGCGGCGTATGCGGCGAAGGCACAGCGGGCGCTGGTCAACGATCCGGCGCGGCCATTGCAGACGCTCTCGCTCAACAACATCAAGGCGGCGACGATCAACAATCGTTTCCGTTTCGAGGAGTTGAACAGCATCGCCTCGAACGGGCTGGCGATCCAGAAGATCGGTTCGGACAACCAGCCGATGATCGCGCGGGAGCAAACGACGTACCGGCTCAACCTGTACGGCCAGACCGACGACGCCTACGAACTGGTCACAACGCTGGCGACGCTCGCCAAGCTGTTGCGCAACCAGCGACAGGTGATCACGTCGAAATTCCCGCGTCACAAGCTGGCGAACGACGGGACCAAGTTTGGCCCCGGCCAGGCCATCGTCACCCCCGGCATCATCAAGTCCGAACTGATCGCGTCGTATTCGATGGACATGTTCAACGGGCTGGTCGAGGACCTGCGCAACTTCAAGCGGCATCTGATGGTCGAGCGTGATCCGAACGATCCAAACAGGATCAACGTGCTCTATCCGCCAGACCTCATCAACCAGTTGCGCATCTTCGCCGTGCTCGCGCAATTCCGCTTGCAGTACGACCGCGGCATCGACGTCGAGGTCATCGGTCAGGCGCAGCCGCCGTTCAACGCGGCATCCGGCGCATCGGCGGCCTAATCCCTCTCAACACTAGGAGAACGTCATGGCTCAAAGAATGGCGGGCATTGCCTTCCTGACGGTGGATGGCACACAGGTTGCCCTGCGCGGAAACTTCACCGTAAGTCCAAGCCCGGTCGAGCGTACGATGATCGCCGGACAGGACGGCGTCCACGGCTATCAGGAATTGCCGCGTGTGCCGTACATCGAGGGCGATCTCTCGACACTGCCGGGGTTCTATCTTGAGGACCTGATCGACGAAACCGACGTCACCGTCGTCGCGCAGCTTGCCAACAACATGCAATACACGCTCATCGGAGCGACCTGCAAAGGCGGCTTTGAAAACAATGCCCGCGACGGCCAGGTGCGCGTCCGGTGGGAGGGCCTTAGCTGCGAGGAGGTGTCGCTATGAGCGGCAACGCCCGCATGCGCGAAGGCTTCGTCGAGGATGCGGCCCCGGTTCATCCGCAAGTCGCGGGGGCACCAGGGCCGGATGTGCCTCAAGAGAAAAAACCACGCGCGACCCCGCCGCCGACCATCGAGCCGTCGCCAGCGGAACAGCCGCCGCTGGCGTCGGACGAGTGGCCGATCAAGGTCCGGCTTCTCTACAAGGCGATCCGCAACAACAGCGGCGACAAGGTGAACGAGGTCACGCTGCGCGAGCCGAAGGCCGGTGACATCAATCGTTACGGCAATCCGGTGCGCGTCAACCAGGAGGGCGATGTCGTCATCGACGAGCGCAAGATGACGTTCATGATTGCGGCGCTGACCGAAATCCTGCCGCCCTTCATCGAGGAAATGGACACGCGCGATTGGAATTCGTGCGCGTATCGGCTACGCCGTTTTTTCTTGCCAGATCCAGCGGCATGGTAGGCGACGAGGACGAGATCGTCCTCGATTGCTACCGGCTGGCCCGCTGGTATCACGTCAGCCCGGACATTTTTCTCAGCATGACCCTGAGCGACGTCGCGCTCCATCTGCGCCGGACCGCACAGTGCGACCGGGCACAACAGGCAGCAGCCGGTGACGACTGATGGCTAACGAACAGGAGGAATTAAGACTCGTCGTCAACCTGACCGACAATGCGTCGGCGGGCATTGCCAAGCTGCGCGGCGAATTGGGCCAGCTTGGCAGCGGGTCCAGCGGACAAAACCTAGACAAGTTCAAACGCGAAACGACGGCGATCACGCAAGTCGTCAAGGGCCTCGGCACCGAGATGGGCCTCTCGGCGCGGGTGATGACCTCCGTCCTCGTGCCGGGGATCGGCACGGCGGTCACTGCCATCGGTGCGCTCGGTGCCCTGTATATCGAACAGATACGCCAGTTGCCGGAATGGACCGCGCAATTGCGGGCGATGGGGGACGCGGCGAAGAACATCGGCGCGAACGCCGGACAGTACCGTTCCATCGTCGAGCAACTCGGGGCGCTCGGCGTCTCTGCCGAGGCCGCGCAAAACTCGATGGCTGGCATCAATAACGCCATCGCAGACCTGACCAGGCGGGGCAGTGCGTTGCGTCAATCGCTGCTGCAACACGCTGGTCCTGAAGGTGCGGCGGGCATGCGGGCGTGGATCGACAGTCTGCTGTCGACCCGCACCGAAGCCGAACGCACCAACAAGGTGATCATCGCCGGAGAAAACGTCTACAAGAACGCGCTCAAGGAAACGAACAGCGAGATCGAGGCGAGGCGGCGCGAACAGGATTGGCTGCGCCAGTTCGGCGTCGATCCGGCGCTGGCCGGAAAGCGCGTCAAGGAATTGTCGGCGGAGGAACAGGCGGCGGCGGACGCCCGCAACAAGAACGGCAAGGAGTTCGCCGACCTGCTTGGCACCATCGGCAAGCAGTTCGGCGAAATCGGCGACATGCTGAAAGACCCGCTGATCGGGCCGGACAGCATGCTGGTCAAGGGCATGCACCTTGCGAGTGACGTCCTCGACAAGATCATCGAGGGCCTGAAATGGATTTCAGCGCACCAGGCCGAAGTCAACAAGCCGCTGGAAGATGAGGGCATACTGGATCGCCTGCGCAGGCGGGCCTTGCCGCCATCCGTCGGCGGTGGCGTAGACAGGCCCGCCGCCGAGAAAATGAGTTATTCGCCGGTCGGCGGACCTTACGGCGGCTTGCTGCAAAATGCCTCGTTCACGACAGGCGGTCCCGCTGGCGGTCCGGCCTACGGTCCCGGTCGCGGCGGGCCGATGGGCTATGGCGGCGTCAGCGGCGGTGCCGGTTATGGTTCGCACGATGGAGGCAGTCACGGCTACGGCGGACCAACGCCAAGCGGCAGCGATACCGGCGGCAGTGACGCGAGCGTCCCGTCCGACATTCTGGCTCGCGCCAAACAGGTCGCGCTGACAGGCGGACCAGGTGCCGTCGAGCAGTTCATGGCGCAGCAAGGCTATCCGAAGCGCGGCGCATGGTGCGGCGAGTTCGCGGCCTCGGTGGTGAAGTCGGTCGGCGGAACGCCACCGAAGGACCCGGCCATCGCCTCGAACTGGCGCAATTGGGGAACGGCGGTCGAGGGTGCGCCGCAGCCGGGAGACATCGCGGTGCGCCGTGGCGCTCGCACGGGATCGACCGGCAGCCACGTCACCGTGGTCGAGAGTGTTGATCCCAAGACCGGCAGATTCATCGGCGTCGGCGGCAATCAGGGTCGGCCTGAATCGAGTTACCGGACAGGCGGCTACGAATTCCGCCGTGCGACCGGCGCAATGCCGAACGGCCAGACCGCCGGTCCCGGCAGCGGCAAGGGAGCGGGCGACACACCGGCAACCTCGCATGGTGCGGATGGCGCGGGCGGCGCGGGAGTACCCGAAATCGGCGCGGGGCTGATGGGGGCCATCGAAAAAATAGAGTCGGGCGGAAATCCACGCGCGGTCACCGGACAATACAAGGGGCTGTTCCAGCTTTCCGAAGGCGAGTTTCGCCGCTACGGCGGCAAGGGGTCGATCTTCGATCCAGAGGAGAACAGGCGGATCGCGGCGCTCAAGATCAAGGACGAAGCGGCCAAGCTGTCGTCGAAACTCGGCAGGCCGGTCAGCGAAGCGGAAGTTTATCTCGCGCACCAGCAAGGCGTCGGTGGCGCAACGGAGCATCTCACCCATCCCGACCGCGCCGCGTGGGAGTCGATGTACGCGACCGGCGAAGGCCAGGAGAAGGGCGCGGGGTGGGCGAAGAAAGCGATCTGGGGAAACATACCGGACGCACAGAAGCGACGGTTCGGATCGGTCGAGAACGTCACCAGCGGCGACTTCGCGCAGTTGTGGCGCGACCGATACGCGCGGGCGCGAGGCTACGGCAGTGACGCGGAAATGACGGCATCGCGACAGCAGATCGACCGCTCGCAACAGGCGGCGAAAGTCGAGGGCACCGGCAAGATCACCGTGGATGTCAACGCGCCCAAGGGCACCAACGTCGGCGCGGAGGGTGGCGGCCTGTTCAAGAACGTCGAGGTCAACCGGCAGACACAGATGGAGCAAGCTAGGAGCGGGCCGGTCGCGGAGACATTGTCGCTATGACAAATACAGTCTGGGGCGACCGACCAGTGATGCCCGCCACGTACAAGGGCGCTCGCTTTCATTGCGAGGCCAATGCCATCGAAAGCGGCCGGCGGATCGTGCAGCACGAGTTTCCAAAAAAGGATTTGCCCTACGCCGAGGACATGGGCCGCGCGGCGGCGATGTTCACGATCCGCGGCTATTGCATCGCCTATCCGTTCGACGTTGACGACTTCTATCAGCGCGACTATCGGCCAGCCCGCAACAAGCTGGCGCAGAAACTCAACGAGGTCGGCGCTGGCCTGTTGCAGTTGCCGACCTACCTGCCGCTCATGGTCGTCTGCATGCGCTATCGGCTGACCGAGGAAGAACGCTTCGGCGGCTACTGCGTGTTCGACATGACGTTCACGGAACAGGGCGTCGATCCGACTATGTACGTGCCGACCGCCGACACGGCAGGGCAGGTGTCCGACGCCTCTCAGGCGCTGCGCGATCAGGTGCAACGGACGCTGGCCCCGCCGTCCGCGTCCACACCGACGCGGACGGTGTCGGCATGAACCGCTACGACGCCAAGGAAGCGGCGGCAATTGCCGACCGCATGATGATCAATCTGGCGACCTGCATCCCGGTGCAGGGCCGCATCGGATCGGACGCCCGCGTCGCCATCGGAACGGTGCGGGCAAACGCCTTTGGGCTGTTGATGGGGGATGCCATCGGCCCGCCGCTCGATGCGGCGTTTGACCTGACGCGCGAGGCGGGTTCGTCCGTCGAGCAGATCGAGGGTGTGCGCGTCCAGGTGATGAACGAACAGCCGCAATCACCCGGTGCCGTGTTGCTGACGCAAGCCGGGATCAATCTCTGCCTTGCCACGGAAGGCCGCATCATCGGCGACATGACGTTCGTGTCGCGCGAGGACGTCGACCGGATCAAAACTTACATACGCGGTCCGTTCGGCGATGCCGAGGAGGTGGCGGCGGATGCGATGGATTCGATGACGTTTCAGGCGCTCATCGGTCTGCATGCGGCGATTACCAATCATCTGGTCAAGACGGCGCTGCCGCTGCCGCGTCTGGTCGGCTATCAGTTCTTCGATCCGCTGCCGTCGCTGGTCATGGCCTATAGGCTTTATTCCGATGCATCACGCGCCGATGAAATGCGGGATGCAAACAAGATCGTGCATCCGGCGTTTTGTCCGCTGACCGGTCTGGGCTTCTCGGCGTGACATGCCGCAACAGAGGCCGGACGAAATCGCGACCCTGATCGTGCGGGGACAAAAGTTCGAGGATTGGGAAACCGTCTGGGTGCAGGAGCGCCGCGCCGATTCGTATTCCTTCTTCAAGTTCACCGCCGCCGAACGCGACCGCGAGATCACGACACAGACGCCGCTCTGGTCGCGGCTGCAATTCCGGCCAGACGATCCCTGTCAAATCCTGCTGGCCGGTCAACCGGTCATCAACGGGTTCATCGAGACGCGGCAGGTCGCCTACGACGCCAACAGCCACGGCGTGATGCTGGTCGGCAAGAGCACACCCGCCTGGCCCGCGCGGTCGAGCGTCGATACCAAGACCGGAAACTTCGACGGCAAGACGGTTGAGCAAGTCGCCCGCGAGGTGCTCGCGCCCTATGCGGGGTTCGTCAACGTCAAGGTGATCGGCACACTCAACAGCACGCCGTTCGACAAGCTTCAGAATCAACCCGGCGAGATGATCTGGGATTTCCTCGAGCGCATCGCGCGGGTGCGCGGCATCGTCATGGGGTCGGATGCGTTCGGGAATTTCCTGCTGATCGGCGATCACATCTCGCCCGTGGTCACCGACCTGATCGAGGGCGTCAACATCAAAAAGTGCCAAGCCGTTTTCAGCAAGGAATACGCCTACGAAAAATTTGTGGCGGTCGGTCAGACGGCGGCGAGCGACAGCAACTCCGGTCCGGCCGCAAGCGAACAACGGGCCGAGGTGCCGGGGGCTGGCAAGATCAGGAGCACCCTGATCACGCCCACCGAACAGCCGGTCAAAAGCATCGTCGAACTGTACGACCGCGCCCGCAACGAGGAAATCTGGAACGACGGCACGGAGATGAAGGTGAGCATCGTCGTGCAGGGCTGGCTGCGCGACGGTAAGAGCCTGTGGAAAGCCGGGGACAACGTGTTCGTCAAAAGCCCGATGGCAATGCTCAACATGACCATGTGCATCCAGAACGCGACGTTCTCGCAGGACGGCCAGAACGG